CTAATTGGACAGGAACATTGTACAACATGATGACTCAAAATTGGTTAATCAGTAAAGTCGAGCAGTGGCCAACGGCCAAACTGTTGCCCTATGCCCGCAATGCGCGCACCCACTCTGAGGCCCAGGTCGGTCAGATTGCCGCCTCCATCAAGGAGTTCGGCTTTACCAACCCCATTTTGGCGGGCGCTGATGGCGTGATCGTCGCAGGGCATGGACGCCTGGCTGCAGCCCAGCACCTCGGTTTGGAATCGGTTCCCGTGATTGTTTTGGACCACCTGAGTGCAACGCAAAGGCGCGCTCTGGTGCTGGCCGACAACCGCATCGCTGCCAACGCTGGCTGGGACGAAGAGTTGCTCAAGCTTGAGATTGCCGAACTCGATGAGGCCGACTTCAATCTGGATCTGATGGGCTTTGGTGACGAGGAACTCGAGCGTTTGCTCAATGGCGACGGCGACACCACGGGTCTGACCGAAGACGATGCAGTACCCGATGTGCCAGCTGACCCTGTCTCCAAAACAGGCGATGTGTGGGTCCTGGGTCAGCACCGTTTGCTGTGCGGTGACTCCACAGTTCTATCCGATGTGGAGCGCCTTATGAACGGTCAACTCGCCGACATGGCGTTCACTGATCCACCCTACAACGTGGACTACGGCAACAACGCTAAAGACAAGATGCGCGGCAAGGACCGCCGCATCATGAACGATGCGCTTGGGGACGGCTTCTACAAGTTCCTCTACGACGCTTGCGTTAATTTGTTGGTGGTCACCAAAGGTGCCTGCTACGTGTGCATGAGCTCATCCGAGTTGCACACACTGCAAAAGGCCTGGCTTGATGCGGGTGGCAAGTGGTCGACATTTGTGATCTGGGCTAAGAACACTTTCACGCTTGGACGCGCCGACTACCAGCGCCAGTACGAGCCAATCCTTTATGGTTGGAAAGACGGCGCTAAACACTTCTGGTGCGGCGACCGCGACCAGTCAGACATTTGGAATTACAACAAGCCTCGCGTGAACGACCTGCACCCGACGATGAAGCCGGTGGAGTTGGTCGAGCGTGCCATTAAGAACTCATCCAAGACGCGCGACATCGTGATCGACTTGTTTGGTGGCTCTGGCACGACGCTTATTGCTTGCGAGAAAACCAATCGCCAGGCGCGCCTCATGGAGATGGACCCCAAGTACGTGGACGTGATCGTCAAGCGTTGGGAGGACTTCACAGGACAGAAAGCCACCCGTGAATCGGATGGCTCAGCGTTTGCGGATCTTTCGCCGCAAGGTCAGTCGGTTTTAGATGATGCTGTGGGGAGCGAGCTAGAGGGTGAGACCCTGTAGACCCGCTCACCACCGCTCTCCTTGACGGAGTCGATGGTCAGGCCCAGTTTCTTTTTCAAAGTCCCGGCCATGCAGCCGCGCACCGTGTGCGTCTGCCAACCGGTGGCTTCCACCATTTGCGCAAGGGTTGCACCCTCGGGGCGTTTCATCAATTCGATGAGCACCGACTGCTTGCTGCCTTCGCGTTTGGATTTGGCTGGCGGCTCAATGCCGATGGCCTGCAACCCTGCGACGGTGATGGCAAAGCGGGTCGAGCCCGCAGCGCCTTTGCTGTGGGGTCGGATCAGGCCCTCATTGCCAAGGCTGGTCAGCACCTTGATCAACGCGCCACCTTTGAGGTTGGGCGGGAAGTCGGTTAGCAATTGCTGAGGGTGAATGGAAGCCGCGTTGAGAAGCAAGGTTTGGCTGGGTGTGAGTTTCATTTTGATCTCCGGTATCAGGTTGCTTGGTTTGTTTGTTTGGATTGCTGGCCAGCCGTGAAGGCGGCTTGCAGGGCTTCTTTGAGGCCCCAGACGCTGACTTCATGAAAGTCCAGGCGGTCGCTGTTGCGAGTGGCCAGCGTGTCGATGTGCAGATGCTCTGCGGCGATTTGGTTGAACAGACGCTCCAGTTGTTTAGCGTCCATCACTTGGCTCCCCGCACCTGGTGGATCTGGCGGGCGCGGTCAAAGCCGACCCACTCGCCTTGGGTGTCAAGGCCGCGTGAGGCCAGCTCTTCGCGGGCCAGCAGGTTGAGGTCAAGCTCACCGCGTGCGGCTGCTGCCAGCACCTTGGTGAGCGCGATCTGGATGAACCCGACCTCGTCGACGGTGAACTGTGTGGTGTAGGTCATTTGCAAAGCTCCTTGGGTTGTTGATGACGTTCCTATGAACGCTCTGAACCCAAGTGAAGCCAAGCTTTATCTGCATCAAATCCGATTAGTTTTTTGAATGAGTTGGGAATAAGCCGCTATGCCCCGCAGTGCCCCAACTCCATGCCGACATCCCGCCTGTGCGTTGGTGCTGGACAGGCCGGGCTACTGCGATCAGCACCGCACCCAGGTGCACCGTGACTACGGGCGTGCCAGGCGTGGCTTTGATGCCGAGGTGGGCTTCTATCAGTCGGTGCGCTGGCGTGAGGTACGTGCTGCGTTCCTGCGCGAACACTCGCTGTGTGTGGCGTGCAAGGGGGCGGGTCTGGTGGTGGCAGCCAAGGTTGCTGACCACATCAGGCCCCTCAAGGACGGCGGCGAGCGCTTTGACTGGGCCAATCTCCAAGGCCTGTGCGTCTCATGTCACAACCGAAAGACGGCGCGTGAGACCGCAAGGCGAGGCTGACTACCCCCCCGGGGGGGTCTGAATCTCTACAGACGGCGGCCAAAGATGCGTGCGCCTGCCAAGATTTTTGCGCGTGCAAATTGAAACCAAGGGGGGATCCCTCGAAGGCAGCCTGATGCCATGCCTGGCCGGTGGGGTCTAAGAGCCGATCAGTTGAGATCGGCGATGAACTTTTCGATGTTGATCGCTTTGGATTTGCCGACCGAGCGAATGATGGAGTTGGCGACGTTTTCTTCAACGACGCTGTTCCATTTGGAAAAGCTCTTGTCCGTCACGCTCTTGTCAAACGCAGATCGGACCGCCTCACGCCCAGCTTTCATATCAGCCGCCAGAGCGGACTGAACGAGGCATTTTGCGATGACGTCGGCTTTGCGCACTGGGAGTTTTCCGGTGGGTTTGAAGCCTCCATATTAACGATTACCAACGACTGAACCCAGATGGCCGGACGAAAACCACTCCCGACGGAGATCAAAAAGCTCAGGGGAACCCTGCAAAAGTGCAGAACCAACCCCCATGAGCCGCAGCCCCAAGGGGATCTGGTTGCGCCGCCCGAATACATGTCCGACGGAGCCAAGCAGGCCTGGCGCTATGCCATTGAGAGCGCGCCTGAGCATTTGCTGCGCAAGCTCGATATGTCGGTGCTGGAAGTCTGGTCCTGCGCTGCGGACCTGTACCGCAAGGCCCAGATCGGAATCACCAAGACGGGTCTGCTAATAAAAGCGCCGAACACCGGTGTGCCGATGCAGTCGCCGTACCTGGCCATCGCCAACAAGCAGGCCCAGATCATGACCAAGGCAGCGGTGGAGATGGGATTTACGCCAGCCTCTCGTTCGCGTATCACACAGCCCACAGATACCCAGATCGATCTCGATCCTTGGGCGGACATAGCAGGCTGAGACTGAACTTTGGCAGCAGATAACTACGCCGCCGTTGCCCGCAAGTATGCGCAGGCAGTCGTTGCCGGTGACATCCTGACCTGCAAATGGGTCCAGCGGGCATGCCAACGGCAGTTGAACGATCTGGCAAAGTTCAAGGGCAAGGCAAGTCCCTACCAGTTCAACCCAAAGCTCACCGACAAGGACGGGCGGGAATTCCATCCCGCTGACAACCTGTGCGCGTTCATTGAACGCCTGCCCCACGTCAAGGGGCCGCTGGCAGGCGAGACGATCAAGTTGGAGCCTTGGCAGGTGTTCATCCTGACCACCGTATTTGGATGGGTCAAGCCTGACGGTAATCGCCGCTTTCGGCGCTCGTACATCGAGGTGCCGCGTGGTAACGCCAAGTCGACCCTGTCGTCTGCGCTTGCGCTGTACATGCTGGCCGCCGATGGTGAAGGTGGTGCAGAGGTTTACTCTCTGGCCACCACCCGCGACCAGGCGCGC